ATAACGAAATTATATCATCTTCTCAAATAGGTCAGGACTTATGGGTTATTGATACTTTGGATTTTAAAAAGAATGGGTATTTTTTGGATTTAGGAGCACTTGATGGCAGAACTCACTCAAACAGTTTAATGCTTGAAAAAAAATATGGATGGAGTGGTATATGCATTGAAGCTAATCCAGAAGTTTTCCCAATGTTAAGCTCTAATAGAAGCTGTATGTGTGTTAATTCATTACTTGATAGCGAAAATGATACTGTAAAGGAATTCCATTGTGCTAACGAATTATCATATGTGGAAAATGAAAATAGAAATATGACCCTGGAACAATTAAAATTATTATTAAAAGTTAATAATATGTCTTACAAATCTGTTTTAATGAAAACAAGGACTATTTCTAAGATACTTGATATTTACAATTCGCCTTATGTAATAGATTATATGTCAATAGACGTTGAAGGTAAAGAAATTGATATTCTAAAAACATTTCCGTTTGATGATTATCATGTAAATACAATAACAGTAGAACATAATGCTCCTCATATAGGTGAAAAATATAGAATGGAAATAAGAAAAGTTCTTGAAGCTAATGATTTTATATTTGTAAAAGGTAATGATGATATTCATAGTTGGGGTCATGGTCCTATAGAGGATTTCTATAAAAATAAAAGTATACTTGTAACTGATCCGGACGAAGGAACTGTTGTTAAAGTAACACAATATATACTACCGGAAAGTTAGATAGCTGAGAGCTTGCTTGCTACACATTTATTAGAATTAAGAATTTTGGCCAGTTCACTTTTTTTTATGTTATGCCAATCATATGAAAATTGATGTGATTCTGGGTCTCTATGAAGAGAGCAGAAAAACTTTTCACATTTACATCCACCCATTGTTGTATCTACAAGACTTAATTTTTTTTTACATTCAGGATGATTACATCTCTTTTTACCAGACTTCTTTTTTTCTTTAACAGGTTTAGATTTTATATCTGGTAATTTAGTATTAGAATCACCATTAGATAAATTAGGAATTCCAATTTTTCCAATATTAATATTAGTTATTTCTTTAGCTTCTTTATTGAATGGACAGTCTTCCATAGTATATTGTTGTGAAATTAATATAAAAAACATAAAAAGTCAAATTTTTTATTTTTTTAAAATTTGATTTTGATTTAAAATTTAAATGATAATATAAAATAATGAGTTCAGATATTTCCAGTATTAGCTCGGAAGAACCTCCTAACAGTTCTCGTCAGTTGGAAGAATCACTAGGATATCGTCCTACTGGAACAAGAAATTATCTATTTTCAAAGTATCATCGAGCTACAAGATATAGATCTATTCTATTCAAAGGAGCTTACCCATTACACGAAGCTTCCAAGTATGTTAAACAATTTTATGATGAATATTATACACTTGGAAATGACCAAGAAGTTTATTATATGAGTGTTATTTTAGACACCAGAAACGTTCGTGGAGAAACCGAAGTTATAAACCTTATTAAGTTGGAACCATCCCATAAAATTAGTGAAAGGCATAATAATATTAGGGGCACTATAAAAAGGATGATGTATATTTTCACGAATATATATGATAGTTATATCAAAAAAAATCAAAAAGAGTATAGTAAAGATTATAGAACTGATGTAACTTTTAAAAAATTTAAAGATTCTAAAAATCAATTTTTAGAAGATAAAAAATGGATCAAAGATGAATTTAAATTTAGAGACAGTGATGACGAACAAGTAGTAAATACATGTTAGTTACCAATACATACTAAAATTTTCAAATTGTATATTTTTTCATTAAAACAATACTTTAGTTTAATTAGTTTTATTTTCGTTTTAGAAGTCTGCAGATCTAAATAAAAATTAGATATTTATTTAATTTTTGTTAGATTATTAATCATTATTGTTATATAGAAATTAATATTTATTACATTTTACTCTATAATTGTTAAGGTCTTCTTTAATCTCTCTTTTTAGACTTGAATATTGTCTAAATTTATCACTATTGATATGTAACATTAATTCATCCATTTTATCAATTATTTTTAACGCTTTTGTTTTATATCCTTCTGCGTCTTTTATAGGCGGGAGCTTAGGGAGCGGTGGTGGAGACGGTGCTTGTATTTTTGGAGGAGTTGAAACATATTTTTTTATAACTTTATTCCAATCATTCTTATTTATAGGAACTAACGCATTAGAGAAAAATTTTTGCGAAAATGGTTTTACCAAATCATTTCTTATTAAGTTGTATTCTTGGTAAAAATATGGACTTTCTAATATTTGTGTTATGTTATATCTGGTAAATTGTTGAGGATGAAGTATATTTTTAAGTAAATTATTAAGTTCTTTACTATATCTATCCTTGTATTTATTTTCCATAAACCAATCTTGGTTAGAAATTTTATATTTTAGACCTGCGATATTGTTGGCATCATATGGCAATTTAAATGTCATAAGTTCATATAATACTACACCAATAGACCATATATCAGTCTTAGAATTATATCTTTTGTTCTTATATAATTCGGGGGACATATAGTAAGGTGTTCCTATATTAGTGTAAGCGTAGTTATTAGTTGATTTAAGTATTTTAACAATTCCTACATCCCCTAACTTAATATTATTATCTTTGGTTAAAAATATATTTGCAGCCTTAATGTCCCTGTGGATAACATTATTATTATGAAGATATTGAATGCCAAGGCATATTTGAAAAAGATATTTCTTAACAGTATCCTCTATAAGGTATCTGTTTCTTGTTTTAAGCCTTTTTATCATTTTAGATAAATCCCCCCTTTCAGCATATTCCGTAATAAGATGTATATGATTACTGGTTACATACGCATCAACAAGTTTAATAATATATTGGCATTTATGACATGCCAATAGTTTGAGTTCATTGAGAATTGCTTGTTTATCATACATTCGTCTTAGACATATTTTCATTTTTTTACATGCAAACTGTTCATTAGTTTTTTTATTTTTTGCTAAATACACACTGCCAAAACTCCCTTTTCCTATAAGTGATATTAAAGAATAGTTGTTTTTTACTGAGCTATTTACCTCTCCAAAGTTTCTATTTAGATATGGACTTTGCATATATTGATATTACTACAATTTAAATAATTTTTGGTAAATTTAAATTATGGTAATGTAAATTAAGGACTCTTCCTGAATCTTCCTTTATTATCTCGTGAACGTTTATCATTTTTAGATAATTTGATTTTCTTTTTTTTTGAAGTTTTATATCTTCCTTTACTGTCTCTAGATTTCATATCATTTTTGCGAGACGTTTTCTTCCGAGGAGACTTTGATTTACTTGTCTTCTTTTTTGGTTTGTGTTTGGTAACAGTTTTCTTTCCTGAAGAAATGAATCTGCCTTTACCATCACGCTGTTTTTTATCTTTAGAAGTTTTTTTCAGTTTCTTTTTATTAGTAGTTTTTTTAGGAGATTCATTGGATTCACTATCAGAAGTTTTTTTCAGTCTCTTTTTTAAAGTTACTTTTTTCTTCGGACGAGTAGTATTTATTTTTAGTGTCTTTTTTTTAGTTCCCTTATTTTCACTCCCTCTCTCACTTTGAGTAGGTATATTAAGTTCATCATCAGTATCATTATCATCACCATCCCATGAGGTTACGGTAGTATTATCGGCTTTTTTAGAACGAGATTTGTTAAATTCACCCCAAAAACCGTGCATCGCAGTAGGATAATCGTCAATATCTTCTAAATCATCTTTAAATACATTTTTAGGAGTAGTTCCTGAACGTATTGAATCGTCATTAGATATCCTATCATCATCAATTTCTTCTATTCCTTCTGATTCTACGTTTTCAAGGTCACTTAGAAATCCTATATCCATACTATCTTGTTCATAATTAATATCTTCCTTGCTATATTTACCGTGTTTTTTAGAATTGCCAGATTTTCTATCATCCATCGACTCTTCTTCAGATTTATTTAAATAATCAACACCTATTTGGCTTCCTGTTCCGCTTTCGTCGTCTTCATCAGGTTCTTGACTACGACGATCACCAGATTTTCTATCATCCATCGACTCTTCTTCAGATTCATTTAAATAATCAACACCTATTTGGCTTCCTGTTCCGCTTTCGTCGTCTTCATCAGGTTCTTGACTACGACGATCGCCAGATTTTCTATCATCTATTGATTGTTCCTCTGATTCATTTAAATAATCAACACCTATTTGGCTTCCTGTTCCACTTTCATCATCTTCATCAGGTTCTTGACTACGACGATCGCCGGATTTTCTATCATCCATCAATTCTTCTTCAGATTCATTCAAAAAATCAACACCTATTTGGCTTCCTGTTCCACTTTCATCATCTTCATCAGGTTCTTGACTACGACGATTGTCGGATTTTCTATCATCCATCGACTCTTCTTCAGATTCATTCAAAAAATCAACACCTATTTGGCTTCCTGTTCCACTTTCGTCATCTTCATAATGACTTTGTTTACTACTAGTATGTCTGGTTTTTTTTTCAATTCCTAAATGACCTAAAATAGCCCTTTTTGAGTTACTTGAGTCGGTATCTTTCTCTGTTCTCATGGAATCTATTTCCTCTGAAACTTCTACAATTGATTCATAATCATCTTCGTCGGGAACTTTAATTCCAAGATGACCCAATGAGACTTTTTTAGATTTTTTTGATTTACTAGTAACTTCTCCCTGAGATGTAACGGATATTTCTGATAATTGACTAAGGTTATCATCCATAGTTTCCTCAATATTAACTGAAGATTTAGTATCATCAACATCACCTTCATCAAATAACATATTAGATTTTTTAGCAGTAGTAGGTATATATTGATGGAATTCTTTTATATTTGTGAATTTAAGTGAATTTTCTACTTCTTTTTTTAATTTATCTTCATCGTCATGAAGACTTAAATGATTATGTGGTATTCTTTCCATTACTGATAAAGCAGATGAAGGCATCAAAAATGATTCAGAAATAGTTTTTTCATAATTATTCTCAACTTTATATATAACCGTTTGACGATGAAGCGATGATGTAACTGGGAAAAAGTTATTTGTATGAATTATATTTAATAATAAATTAAGTCCTGTTACACTACCATATCTTGCTTTAAGAAACTTCTCCTCCAATAGAATTATATGTTTTGGTAAATTGGGTTTTGTCTCCCTAAGTTGAATATATAATATAGATGGTGTTTGCTTTGAATTAGTAATTATTTCCTTAATAGAATTTCTCATAAGATTTAATGATGATGTTCGTGATATGTCAGTAGGATGTTTTGTAAGTTTATACCTATGTATCATAAGTTTATTAGAATTGAAATTGTATATAAAACTTTTATCAGGATTTATGATAAATTTTCCATCATTTCCTTCGGCGATTCCATATCTTAATCGTGATACTTTTCCATAATGAAATCCCTGGTCAACCGCAAGATTTTTATTTATTGTTTCGTCTATACTTTTATCATCACTATTTGATTTCTTCCATGAATAGTTAGAAGACCCTTTTATAGGAAACCCTTTATTATCAACTTTCATATTACAACTGGGACATACATTTTTATTTGTATCTGACTCTGCAAGTTTATAAAGACAATTATAGCATAAAGCTTTAAAATTAGATACTTTAGACATGTTTATAATAATATATTATAATAAAAAATAAATCTAAATAATACATTCTATTGTTTAGGTAATTAATTAAAAATAACTTTATAATAAAAAAGATATGAGTGATAAAAAAGAAAAGCTAGATCAAAAGTTTGATGAAATGGTAAATAAAATAAAAGAAAAAGAAGTAGATATAGATTCTCTTGAGGAAGGTTCAAAAAAAACTATTGTAATAGGTATAAAAGAAGCGCTTAGTAATGAAAAATTAATTAATGCAGGTAGAGCACTTTTTACAAATTATCAACTTGTTAGAGCATTCGTACCAATTATTTTTAAATTGTATATGAAAGCGTAATTCTTAAAAATATAATTTAAGAATAACGACAACTATGAGATTCGAACTCACGCGGGCATATGCCCAATTGCTTAGCAGGCAATCGCCTTAACCACTCGGCCAAATTGTCAATAAATAAAATCTTAAAGCGCTTCCAATAGGGATCGAACCTATGACCTTGCGGTTAACAGCCGCACGCTCTAACCAGCTGAGCTATGGAAGCAATAAAAGTTGATAGCGCTCTCAATAGGGATTGAACCTATGACCTTGCGGTTAACAGCCGCACGCTCTAACCAACTGAGCTATGAAAGCATTTCAGGTTACTCTAAATAATTTGTAATAATAAAGTAAATGCTGGTAGTAACCTTTGCTATATTTTAAAATGCGCCAACCGGGAATCGAACCCGGGCCACTCGCTTGGAAGGCGAGTATCCTAACCACTGGACTATTGGCGCTATATTTGAACCATACTGACTGGGAATTGAACCCAGAACCTCTAAAAATGAGTATCTTTCATTAGATGACCAGTATTAAAATTGACAATGTTATGAATTTAATCATATCAGTAGAGTCCGGTGAGGGCGAATCGAACGCCCGACCAATTGATCTACAGTCAATCGCTCTACCATCTGAGCTATCACCGGTTCAAACAAAAAATTCAGTGTGTTCCTTTCTCAGGAACTATTACTATTAAAGTAAAGACTGTAAAGTCCTATCAGTTTATCTAATATGGCTTTAATAATAATTAATGTATAATTAATTAATAATTATGAGTGCTATGGTGTGCTGTTTGTTAATAATTAAATAAGTCTATTAACAATATATAATATTATTTGATCAAAGTAAACTATATCTTTATTAGTAATACTAAAATTATAATAAGTAATAAATGCTGTTTGTTAGTAAATAAATTACACAATCGACAATTTTACTTAACTAAAAAAATATTAGTTACTCTGATAATTAATAATAACGAGTTATCCTTAAATAATTATAATCTGAAATTTAAAAATAAGAAAGTTATATCTTTTAAAAGTAAATATAAACAATGAGTAAATTTGATAAACTTAAAACACTTAAATCCAATGATATAGGTTTATTTAATCTTAAAAATAAAGTCGCATATGGAAAAGTTGTTAAGATATTTTCTCCAAATAAATGCCAAATTATATTTGGTCTTAATAATCTAATATTCAAATTTAATTGTAAACTTAGTGGATCTCAAACTAATACCAATTCAAATGTAAATAATTTAATCGATTTAGTTAGCAATTCAACCGATATTAACTTAAATACTCAAATAATTAAATTAACTTGCTATGACTTTGATAAAGAAGGTTATTTACTTGTAGATATTAGTGATAATCAAAAATTAATTAATAAACACCTTATTGATAACTCGGCACTTTCAAAATATGATTATAACTCAGATGAACTATTTGATTTTAATTCAGATAAATGATTAATGTCCGACCCAATTTTTCGTAAAATTCGTTTTTCACGAATATGAATTGTATTATTTTCACTATCTTTAACGGGGTATATGTAATCATACTCTCCTTCGTCGGTCCAGTTTCTCCATAATGGAACTCCTTCGATTACATAACTGACTATTTTATGGTTAGATTTAATACATACAACATCACCTGTTAAATATTTATGATTATCTGATATATTTACATCAATACCGATATTTAATGACATATATGATATTTGCTATATGTCTTTAAATAATTATGGAGTAATAAAATCTAAACTTATTCACTTGGAGAAGGCTTTGGTGGATTTTCAGATGCCTTTTCATCATCTTTTTCTTGCTTTTTCTATAGCAAGTTTGGAAGAAGTTTTGTGACTAGATCTTGATACATCTGCGGGATTAATAATTAACCTGTCGAATCGAGGAGAAGTTTTTCTTTGATGATTTCTTTTAGAAAGTTTTGAAGAATTTCTCTTAGTGACTGTATAAGATTTAGGCCCGCATCCACTAGATGATAATCCCATGGGTGACATTAAACTTCTTCTCATAGGAATCATATCAAATGGTGTTAAAATAGGTTCTATTGGACTGCTTCTTGGCAAATATAATATGTTAATATATTTGTATCATATTAGTATATTTCGCATATTAATATTCGTATTTTATAAATAAACATTTTATAGAAAATTCTATAGTATAATTATTTTAATTATTTATTCTCCAATCCATCATCTGGAGACCTAATGCAAGACCTACACCCAACATTAAATTATTATATACATAATGATCTACAGTTCCTAATATTGTAAGTAGAACAGTTGCTCCTATTATGTATAATGCACTGTAAAACATGGTAGTGTCATTAGTAATCAGTCTATTTTTTAAAGTCATTGCCATAACTATGATTGTAAGCGTAATAAAAGTTTTCATAAGTGTTTTGAGAAAATATGAAAATGAAGTTTCGTAAGCGTCCTTTTCTTTTGAACAAGAAGATACCATTTAATATAAATGTATATAAATATTTTCTATAAAGCTTCAAAATTCAAAAAAAAATATAAATCTTTACTACTGAAAAATGTATTTTTATCTGTCAAATTTTTGGTTTGAATAGTCGATTGATTAACTAAATCTGATACAAAAATTTGGGAGGGATAAATATTTTTATAATTTTGTATATCATTATCTTTAAATACACATTTTTTATTATTTAAAATATATGCTCTTAGTTTTAATACTATGTTACGATGTGTAATTTTATAGTTTATTTTATAACCTAATGAATTAAAATAACGCTGCAATTTAATAATATCGTTCGGTGTAAAATTATACAATATATCTCCTGTTTGCTCTATAGAACTATCATGTCCCATTATTCTTACTCCTTCAGTAAATATACGCAATAGTTTATTAAATAATTCATTTATATTTCTTTTATCCCAATTAATACAAATTGAATTAGGCTCTCTGGGTTCTTCGAAAAACATCTTATCTATAAAATCATTAAAATCAACTTCTTCATCACTTTCTTGGTTCATTAATTAGTATAATTATTTAATAATTATAAAAATTACGAATAATTATATATTTTTATCGTATTTAAGAACTAAACCTATATCTGTTTGGTATGTCTGTGGTAAAATATATTCTAGAACTCTTTTAAATCCATTAAGTTCTATCTTTCCACTATAATGTTCTCCTGTATTTACATATTCATCACAAACATCATAAAATTGTTTAATTCCTTCTATTTCTGGACTTAAACCTAACTCTTCAATTTTCTTTTTTGAAACTTCAACTGCTTTTATTCTTGCTGGCTCATCTTTTAATTTTTTCTCTTTCACATCTCTGTCTCTTCTACTCTTTTTCCCCATTAATTAAAATTAATCACTTTATCTTTAACTTTTAATTATAAATATGACGGGAGAGCAAATAAATCTGACATTGATTCACTTGAATGTAATTTTTGAATGGCTTCGGCTAATAGATCTTCAACTGTAAATACGCTTAATTTTGAGCAATTCTTTAAATTGTAATCCTGAGGAATTGTATTACTAACAATTATTTTCTTTAGACATTCACATGAATTTATCCTTTCTAATGCTTGTCCAGAAAGAATACCATGGGTTACAATTGCGATAACATCTTTGGCACCAAACTTAACAAGTGTTTCACATGCTTTTATTAAAGTTCCTCCTGTATCACACATATCGTCTAATATAATTGCCGTCTTACTCTTCAATGAATTAACATCCCCTATTATGATTGAATCTTCTACACAATTAACCTTCGAATAATCTCTTTGTTTATGCATAATCAGTGTATTTAATTTAAGCAGCTTGGCAAATTTCAGTGTTCTTTTAGTTGCTCCTGCATCAGGTGATACAATCAAATATTTATCGGCTATTTCATCATAACTTAGCTTATCGAAAAGAGTGTTATTAAGATAAGATATTACTAAATTAACTGAATATAGATTATCTACTGGAATATCGAAAAATCCTTGAATTTGGGGACTATGAAGGTCAATTACAAGAAGTCTATTAATTCCAGCAATAGTAAGCAAGTTAGCAATCAATTTTGCTGTTATAGGTTCTCTTGAATCTTCTTTCTTATCTTGGCGTGCATATGGATAACAAGGTAATACCAGATTAATACTTTTTGAATTCGACCTCCTGCAAGCATCTATAATTATTAGAGTTTCCATAAAATAATCATTAATAGATTTTTTTGTTTCGTAATCATAAGTTCCTGATTCGATTATAAAAATGTGTTTATTTCTAATATTTTCATTAATATCTATTTTAATCTCAGTATTACTAAAATCTTTTATTGAACAATCCACCAACGGTTTATTAAGAATTTTTGAAATATTTTTAGCTAATTTCTTATGAGAATTACCTGATATTAATCTGATGTTGTCCAATGTTAAGTCACCAGAATGATCAAGACTTAGGGAATCTTCCATTAAATTTATATATATTGAATCTATTTTTAAATTTATATTTAATCCCATGTATATTTTGGTTTTTTAAGTAATTAACTCTAAACCCACCATAATCTTATATCTTTTTCATTTTTTCAATATTTTATTGTTAAATTTATGAATTTCTTTTGGATAATAATTCCAATCACTATTAATTCGATGCTTTATAGGTATTTTACTCAAACCCTGGAAAAAAATCAAATCACTATTAAATCTTATATAGCTGTGAGGATTATTACCATTGTATTCTATACCGTAATTGTTCATTAATATATTATATATCCTGTAAGACTTATTAATAATACTGTAATCAAATCTATATTTTTCAGTGTAATAAGTTGAAAAACTTAAATTATCCGGATCAATATGAAATATTTCAGCTATAAAATATTCATTCTGCATTAATTTATATGCAGCGATTTCATTTTCAAATCTTTTATGACCTAAATTATTATCTGGAAAAGTTTTTTTAACAACTCCATCTTTAAAAATTATTATATCAGGATTTCCTAAATCATTGGGTCTTTGAAAAGTATGTATATGCTCCCCCCGTGTTTTTACAGGTATAGTTACTGTTAAGTCAGTCCTTTTATACTTAGGGGTTTTTTCTTTGGAATGATTACATCCCATACTACTAATACCGCTATAAAATAAATTAAATAAACCATATAAAATTATATTTATAAATTATAAGTATGAATAATATACCTAAAATTCATTTTATATTACCAGGAGGCGGAGTAAGAGGTGCTTTTCAAGCAGGATTTTTATATAAATTAACCAAGGAATACAGTGACAAATTTGAAATAGTCCGTATAGATGGGACATCAGTAGGTTCAATAAATGGCTTTGCGGTAATGAATAACGATATTGAAAAATTGAGAGAAACTTGGATGAATGTCACCAATGTAAACGATCTTTTTGATAATTGGTCAGATACACCAGTTATCGGATACCTTTCAAGTGCATATTATGGATATCATAATAGCGGTCTCTTTTCTAATTCAAAACTTAAAAATATAATTAAGAATACCCATGATACAGGATGGGAAGAAAAAAATAAAATAGAACAAGATAAATACTCTTGCGCGGTAGTTAATTTAGAAAATGGAAAAACAAAATATGTTTATGGTTCTGACCCAAATATTATTGATTATGTAACCGCATCAGCGTCGCCGTGGGTTATAAGTAATCCAGTAGATATTGATGGAGAACAATATGCAGATGGAAGTTTACTAGAAACATATCCTATAAAACATGTTAATAAATGTAATGCTAATCTTACAGTAATTGTAGGTTATGATCAAGAACATTTTAAATACGTATCCGGTGATAACCGAAACTTACTAACTTATTTGGCCAATCTTATTGACATTTCAAGATTTAATTCTCTTAATACGCATAAATTGAAAGAATTAATTGATAGTGGAGAAGTAATAGGCATAGCTAATCCAATGACTATGTTGTTTGTTCACTTTGATAATGAAGCAATAAAAGAAGGTTTTCGTACAGGAGAAGAATTTGCAGAAAGTTTTTATAATACATATATTAATAAAAAAGAGGCTAATCATGGAGATAATGACAAGGATGAGGATAAAGATAATGATACCAATTTAGAAATAAATGTAAATAACGATGATAAAATATCTATTTCTCAAAATCAAAAATTAGATTAAGTCTTGTTTCTACAAGTTTGTCTGCTTCATCATTAACTTCATCGTCGTGTGATTCAATAAAATCCCGGAACAATATTTCTTTTAAATTATTACCTTTTATTCTAACCATATTATCTGCAGTTACTATACTGTAGATTTTATCAACATTTTCTACTCTTTTAGCATAATCTGATTGAAAAACTCTTATCCATAATCCTGTTTCATAAACAAGGGTATTTCCGCTTACAATACATCCTTTATAATCATACATGTTAGCATCGCTTTTAATTTCTACAAATCCTAATACATCGTCATAATAATCTGGATTTTTTATTATATCTTTTAGCATAATCTCTCTGTCATCTAATATAATAGTATTATCCTCAGAAAATCCCCAATAATAACAATGATCTATATCCTGTGGCGTTTTAATGTATCCCAGCCCATCATTGACATATTTAGCAAATTTATAATTAACCGCAAGTTTTATATCTCTATCTTTTATCTCTTCATAATCTCTAAATTTAGTATTATTGATAGAAATAGTATTATCACTTGTTACTAAACAATATAATTCAGTTACTCTTGGACTAAATTCAGCATTTTTAGAATTTTCTACTCTAATCCAGTGATTATCCTCGAATACTAAATGACTGCCTGATACTACGGTTCCTTTATATTTATATGTATCAGCTCTATGAGGTTTTATATATAATTTTCCAAGAACGGTATTATTCTTAATTCTATCACCCACATTTAATTCCTTAATAGGAATTTGAGTATCATCTGGAAGGTCTACTGGAGTATCTCCTGGAAAACAAACAGCACATATAGGACATGCTACAATTTTTGTAAATGGTCCGCCAAAAATACATGCTAAGCATATAACAATAATTGCTATCATTGCCCCTACATATCTTGATAACCATAGAGCAAATCTTGGTATAGGTCCATTGGAAAAACTATACATAAGTAATGGCAGAGTTTTTGAAAACTGCATCAATACCTCTAATAAAGCAGACTGTTTTTTTATTAGTAATTTAAGTTTTTCTTGAAAATATATAATTGCTGAATATGAGTTTGCCATACGGTCTGCTGTATTTTGCACCAGTGTAGCAAACATTTCTCTCATTACTTTAGACATTCTTCTCAAACTGTTAATAACGTTGGTAATAGAGTTTAGCCCTTTTTTTAGACCATCAAGTAGACTCATTATTGGTTTCATGAATATATCAAGGCTACTTTTGATAATAGATGCTGAACAATGATTAAAGTTGTTAACAGTTTTATTAACAAAACCATCACCATCCACAACATCGGATAATCCGGCTACAGGAATTATATGTGGGTAACATCTTATGGTTTTCCAATTTGAATTAAGATAATCCTTAATTCGATCAGTATATATTATACTATAGATTATGCCATAAACAATTACAAGAATGATGATATATTTAGTTAATGAAGTAGCCATATAATTTATTATAAATTAATATAATAATTAAAAAAATTATTAGATAAAATCATTTCTAATAACTTTTATTGTATATGTTTTTCAACATAGTTATCAATTTTGTTATTAAGGTCAATATTTCTTGATTCTGTAAAATCTCTTATTATAAGACCATTTTCGAGCATTATTTTTTCTGACTTAGTAATAAAATTAATACACGGACACTTAACTTTTCCTACAAGTGTCGCTCTTGAATGATTATATGTCCTCTTCCATTTTCCATTTTCTAAAACAAGTGCATTAGAAGATATAAGTTGCCCATCAATTATATACATAGTCAACAAGGAACTATCAATATCAACTACACCTATCACGTCATTGTTATAAATTACACTAGTTCTGGGAATTCCGGCAAGTATATCTGTTGATTTAGTGTATTCAGCATCAGTTGTCTTATTTATAAAATCTTCTATCATTTTGTCAGTATCTCTCGTAATAGTTATATTAGTAGTTTCAAGATAATCTTTAAATGTAATATTATTTACATCGATAGTTCCATGCTTTGTAACAAGACAGACGACTTTATCTAAATTATATGGTATGGATACTGAATCTGGATGTTCACTTACTCTTATCCATTTATTATCATAATTAATTAAATGAGAACCGGTTACTTCTACACCATATAGACTATAGATATTATCTAGTTTATAATCAGTATCTATTTTTGCCAATACAACATTATTTTTACTTAAAACATCTCCTACTTTAATATCATTTAAAACGCGTTTATATCCACTGTTAAGTGTAACAGTTGTATTAGGACTAAAACACAACGCATTATCCCATGATTTTTGACCCCAAGGACCCAATGTAAATAAAGCAGAAGACCATCCTATGGTTGATGCCAATTTACCAAACTGTCCAACAGGTGTTCTAACTAATGACTCGAAAAATATAGCAGAATGTTCAACTGTATGAAGAACAAGATTAAATAATCCATACGACTTTTTAAGACTTTCCCTTATTTTCAAAAGGAAATATGTAATAGCAGCCATACCTGTCTGTAATCTAATCATCATCTTTTCAAAAAGTTTAAATAAAAAGTTACGCATAACATTTAGTTGCTTTCTTAATCCATTAAGAACCGTAGAAAAGCTTTTAAATAACTTCAAAAATATATCCATAATAGCATAAATAGGTTTCATTAAAATTTTCAAAAAATTAGAAACCATCTTTGACAACACTTTTCGAAAGTTCTCAACTGTGCTTTCAATCGATGATTTACCTTCAATAGGTTTTATAAATCCGGCAAAAGGCATTATCCAAGGCTTGTTTCTATATTCTGCCCAATTATTGTAAATATGGTCCTTAAATTTAGTATAAAGTAAAGTAAAATGTATTGCCAAAAATATTATTAAGATTAATAAAATCTTAGATATCGGCTTATAATTAAATATTAATACTTCAAGCATACTTCTATTATTTAAATATATTTATTTTTCAAAC